AACTGTTGAAGCGGGTTCTCCAACTATTGATGCTGTTATTAATGTGGGTTGGGGTAACAAAGGTTACGGATTAGTTTCTTGGAATACAAATCAAATTGATGCAAATGCAGAACCGACAGGAATAGAATTACAAGCCTTAAGTGGAACTTTAGGTGCAGATGGTGAAATTAATGAAGGATGGGGTAGAGTTTCTTGGGGTGAAAATACTTGGGGTATCGCTGGTGATGTTCAAGTTTCAGGTCAGCAATTAAATACAAGTATAGATTCTGTAACCACTACAGCAGACGCAAATACTACACCTACTGGATTACAATTAGATTTTGAAAATTTAGGAACTGTTACTTTTGATATTGGAGCAACAGTTCCACCTACAGGAATAGAATTACAATCAGAACTTGGAGAAGAAAGCATTACAGGTAATGCTAATATTGCTCTAACAGGTATTGGTTTAGACATAGCATTATCTGATGTTGAAGCTTACAACGAAGTTGGTTGGGGCCGTGATGGTTGGGGTGAAGAAGCTTGGGGTGGTTCAGGTACCTGGGTCACTGTAGAACTTACAGGTATTGCATTAGAGATTGCTCAAGGTGATGAAACTTCACAAGCAAACGCAGATGTTGATGCAACTGCTTTAGCATTAGAAATAGCAGAAGGCACTGTAGATCCTTCTCCAGATGCAACTGTTGTTGGTATTGGATTAGAAGCAGGTTTAGCTGTAGGATCGGTTGTTGAGGCAGATGCTGATGTAGTAATTAGTAATGCCGCATCTACTGAATTTACCACTCAAGGAAATGCTGCACTTTCAACAGATCAAGCTAAGTTTGGAGTATCGTCTTTAGAATTAGACGGAACTGATGATTCTGTAGACAGCACAACGAATTTAGATCTAAGCTCAACAGATTTCACAATTGATGTTTGGATCAGACCAAGTAGTGTTTCGGGTTATAAAGGTATTTGGCAATCAGGAACAAGCACAACAATGCAATCCTATTTATTAGGCAATGCAGTTTATTGGACTGTAGCTCCATCAACAATTATTACTACTGCAGTCACTGTTAATGCAAATGAATGGACTATGTTGTCTTATGAAAGACAAGGAAACACTCACAGAATATATAAAAACGGAACTTTAGCAGATACAGTTACCACAGCTAATAAACAAGATAACGGTATTTTTACTATTGGAAAAAATGGTTTTGGTGATTTTAATGGTTATATTGATGAGGTAAGAGTTTCAGGTACTGCCAGATATACTGGTTCTAGTTTTACTGAACCGACAAGTGAGTTTTCAGTTGATTCAAGTACACTAGCACTTTTACACTTTGATGGAGCAGACGGATCTACTGATATAGTTAATGAAGTTCCACTTCCAATTGCTTTAGGTATAAATCAAGGTACTGCAACACTAGATGCAAATACGTTAGTTGACCTTACAGGAATAGGCCTAGAAAGTGCTGTAGGAACTGTATTTGCGGGTGGTACATCTGAGATAGATGTAACAGGTTTAGGCTTGACTTTATCGCTAGGAGATGAGAATATCCAAGTATGGACTCAAGTTGACACGGGTACTTCAGTGTCTTATACAGAGGTTTCTACCGGAGTTACGGTCACATGGAATGATGTTGACACGGCCGCATAAATAACTAAAACTACGTTAACAAGGAATTTAAAATTATGGCATCAAGTTATTCTACAGATCTAAAACTAGAATTAATGGTCACTGGTGAAAAAGCTGGTGAATGGGGTGATATTACAAATACAAACTTAGTTATTCTTCAACAAGCAATTGCGGGTTATGAATCAGTTGCAGTTAATGACACTGAAGGTTTAACTTTAACTTTTACAAACGGTGCAGTTTCAGATGGTAAAAATGCAACATTAGAATTAACAGGAACTTTAGCGACAACTTCTGTTGATGTGATTGTTCCAGATGGAATTGAAGCAACTTACAATATTAAAAACTCAATTGACCATGCAGGTTTTAATGTAAGAGTAAAAACAGCTACAGGAACTGGTATTCAAATCGCTGAAGGCAATTCTTACGTATTATATTCTGATGGCACAAACGTTGAAAAAATTTCAGAGCAAAGAACTTGGAGAGCTGTAACTGCAGCTGAAACAGTTCAAGAAGGTGCAGCTATTTTAGCAAACACAAATAGTGCAGCTTTCACTTTAACTTTACCACCTTCTCCATCTACTGGAGCAGAGGTTTTAATCATAGACCAAGGTTATGATTTCAATACAAACGCACTAACTGTTGGCAGAAATGGTTCTAACATTGCCAATGCAGCATCTGATCTTGTAATCAATACACAAGGTGCTGGTTTAACTTTAGTGTACTCAGGAGACGCGACTACAGGTTGGACTTATAAGGAGAAATAATAGATGGCTAATTACGAAGCTACTAAGTACAATTTCTCTGGAGCAAACCTTACAGACGTTGAAGGAGTTAACACAGGTATTGTTATACCTTGGAGTGATGCAACTCCACCTTCAGGATTTTTAGAATGCGATGGATCAGCAGTTTCAAGAACAACTTATGCAGCATTATTTGCAGTTGTTGGAACAACTTACGGAAGCGGTGACGGTTCAACTACATTTAACCTACCAGATCTACAAGACAAACTAGTTAGAAGTAGAGGACCCGCATCAGTTATAGCAACAGATGCAGGGAGTGAAGCAGTTGAATGTACAGGTAATGTAAGTGGTTCTCTTGCAAACACAACTATTTCAACACCAACTCTTCCATCTCACACTCATCCAGGTGGAAGTGGTGGTGGTGGTGGTGCAGGCGATATTGAGCAGCCTTCAAGACCTAGAACTAGTTCTATGGGTAATACTGGTAATGCAGGCGGAGGAGGAGCTCATAACCATTCTGTAACAGCGAATTTTACTGGAGGAAATATAAATCCACAACAAGCAAGTCTTGTTTTGATGTATATTATAAAAACGTAATGGCAAACTACGAAGCGACAAGATATGATTTTGATGGTGCAAACCTAACTGATATTCAAGGTGTAAACACTGGACTTGTTATACCTTGGTGTTCTACTTCAGTACCTGATGGATTTTTAAACTGTGACGGCTCTGCCGTATCAAGAACAACTTATTCTGCATTGTTTGCAGTTGTTGGAACAACTTATGGATCAGGAGATGGTTCAACCACATTTAATGTTCCTGATTTACAAGATAAAGTTGTTAAAGGAAAATCACCAACTACAAATTTAGGAACAGCTGTAAACACAAATACTGTAACAGCAGCAGGAAATTTAAGTGGAAATTTAGCTACACACACACTATCTACGCCTGAACTACCAGTTCATAGTCACCCAGGTGGTGCAATGGGAGGTGGTTCGACAGAGTCACAAAACCCTGGTGGTGGGGCAAACCCAGGTAGTACTGGTAGTACAGGTGGAGGAGGTTCACATACGCATACATTTTCAGCTAATTTTACAGGTGGATCATTGGATGTGAAACAACCTATTAATGTAACTAAATATATTATAAAAACTTAAGAGGAATTATGGCAAATTACGAAGCAACAAAATACGATTTTTCAGGAGCAAATCTTCAAGGGGTTGAAGGTGTGAATACTGGTTTAATTGTACCTTGGTCTTCTACATCTGTGCCTTCTGGTTTTTTAGAATGTGATGGTTCTGCGGTAAGTCGAACAACTTATGCCACTTTATTTGCAGTTATTGGTACTACCTATGGATCAGGAGATGGATCAACAACATTTAATTTACCTGATTTACAAGACAGATGCTGTCAAGCGGATTCACCAACATCAAATCTAGCAACTACTGACGGAGCAAACACAACTCCAGTTTCTGGAAATGTTACTGCAAATGTAGGGAATACAACTTTATCTACTCCAGAAATTGCTTCACATTCACATCCAGGAGGAACATCAGGAATGGGTGGAGCAATGGGAATGTCTAGTTTTGGAACTGGTACTACAGGTGGTAGTGGTGGAGGAGGAGCTCATACACATAACTCTAATTTAAGTTTTACTGGAGATACAATAAGCACTTTACAGAAAACTCTAACCTTGATATATATTATTAAAACATAAGGAGATTTTAAAATGGCAAAACATGGTTCATGGACAGTAATTTTTGAAGATAAAGTAGTTATAAAAAAATCAGGTGATTATTCGCCAACTAGTCCAATGGCGCATACAATAGATGATGATACTTTTTGGAGTCAATCAAAATTTGATAACTTGCATGCAATTCAATTTACTAACGATGGCGAAGACAATGATCAGGTAGAATCATCTTCAGGTAACGTTGCATATGACTCTTCTACTTTAGGATCTTTTCAGCAATTCGTAGACAAGTTTGACGCTGCACATTTATCATATCTTCAAAATAATTGGGATAACGATAATGTCGAAGGTGAAAC